TTACTATTGTTTTTTTCGATTCAAATACGCAGGGATCTGTTAGTGAATTAACAGCAAATTTAAATGTAGATATAGGATATTCAACTGATAATCCTTATTTTTACCCAAATTCAGGATTTAAAACTGATGGATTAGAAAATTGGATAGAAACATTAGATACATTAGAAGGTAATGATGCAGTTAAAAGATTGATAAAATTAAATTCCGATTATTATTATTTTGATGGTGAATGGGTAACAACAGATACGATTGATTATACAAAAGCAATGACTGTAACTGAAATATTAGCACAAAAAGAATCATTATTAACAGAAGGCAATGGAAAAACATTTATTCCAATTACTTTTTTACATTCAGGTGATGGGACTACTACTCCTTATTTAGATTCGGATTCTATTACTTATAATTTTTCAGGCGATTCGCCTACGACACAAACTATTATAGTATATGGATATCTCAGGGATTTATTTGAAGGACAGGAAGGAGAAATAATAAAAATAAGGCCTAATTGGGTTATAGGTGATAAAACTATAATAGCAGGCGAATATGTAGAATATACAACATTAACAGATGGATATTTTGAGATATCGTTTGTTATTGAAGATATAGCGCCTACTAATTTAGAATGGGTGTTTTTTGATAGGAAATATAAGACCAATTTTGTAAACCAAGATTATGTAAAATTTAGCGAGCTGACTATATTAGACACGTGGGGATGATAAATGAAAATATTAGATAAAGCTATGTCTTTTTTAGGATACGAAAAAAAATCAAGTACAGATACAAGAACAATTGCAATAAAAGATTTACGGGAAATGTTTGATTCTGGTTTGTCTCCTCAGAGGGCTTTTTGGCTTTGGGCTAAAAGTGATAGTGTAGGTGATGCAATAGATAGAATTGCAGAAGACTTTTCACAAATTAGACCTGTTTTAATCGATAAAAAAACAAATGAGATCATACACGAGCATCCAGCTCTTGATTTAATTGAAAATCCTCAATTCGGAGCTTCAGGCGGAAGATTAAAAAAAGAACTTGCAATATCTTATCTCGCTGCAGGGGAATGTTATCCGGTAGTTACCGGAAACGTTAATTATGAACCTTCAGGTATGTATCAAGTATATGCTTGCAATGCAAACATTCTTGATGCAGAAGATGGATATATTAAGAACATAATATTCTCAGCACAAAATGATACAAATACATATAATAGACAGACTAACTTTAAAAGAGGTATGTTTATTTTTCAGCGTTTAGATCAATTAGCAGAAACAATAATGATAAAAAGTGCAAGCCGAAGTTATGGCAATAGAGGACAATCAAGGCTTGAGAGAATATATTATCAGGCAATGACGAAGTATTATGGGAATATACATAATACGGGGTTGTTAAAGAACGCTTCACGTCCTGGTGGATTATGGACGCCTGCAAAAGAATCGTTAACGCAAGAACAATATGAAAAGTTTAAAGAAGAAGTTGCTAATTTTCAAGGTGCTTATAGTGCAGGAAAAGACGTAGTAGCACCTCAGCCGGTGAAGTATGAGAATTTTTTACTTAATCCTAGAGATATGGATTTTATTAACCTTATAGAAACATCAAGAGTAGAAATATATGGTCAATATAAGATACCTCTTCCTTTGGTCGTTACAAAGACTATGACACTTAATAATTATTCAAATTCTGTGTTGGCTTATTATGATATGTCAGTTATGCCAACGTCAAAAAGTCTTTTTGGTGAAATTGGACGATTTATACTACCTCGTTATAAAGACGGGGATAGATTCGTAATGTCTATCGATGAGAGAGATATATCAGCACTAAAAGAAAGAATGATGGAGAGAGCAAAAACTATGGCGACTGCAAATGTATTCAGTGACAATGAGATAAGAACTGAGGCAGGATATGAATCATATGATGGTGGGGACACTATATGGAAGCCTGCAATGTTAACACCTGCGGGTGATGATACTTATACAGGTGACAATAGGAAATTATGATTAAGCATGAAGTAAAAAATTATAATTTTGATAATCTTCAAAAAATAGAAGTTAATCCAAAGACTTTAAAGGATTATGATTTTGTAATAGATGTGCTTAAACAAAATGAGATTAAAAAAGTTACCAGTAAGCGTGATTTTATTGCTAAACAGGGAGTTAAACATTTAAGACAGAAATTAGAACTTGAAAGAGAGTTTATCCCGGAGTTAAAAAGATACTTTAAAAGGCAATCACTTTTAATTAAAAATAAGTCACCTAATATAATAAGCATAGAGCCTTATTTACGATCTCATTACATGAGGGTTGGTGAAACGATAATTAAACACAAGGTTAAGCAAGCAAATAATGATGATATTGTCAAAAGACTTATTGAAGAAAAAGTAAGAAAACAAGCAGGTATAATTGACGGTACAACTAACGAGGAAATAGAAACTTCTGTTGAAATGGCTAGACAGCAATTATCTGAAGAGGGCAATTTCAGCCCTAGTCAAGCTATTTTATATATGATTGCAGCAAAGATTTTTTTAAACAGAATTAGAGGAAGGATTCAGGGTATAGCAACTACCGAAACTCAAGGAATGTATGAAGCGTTAAGAGCATCATTGATAGAAAATTACAACAATGAATTAACCGATGTTATAGTCATGCGTGATGTTGAAAAAGCTCGTGAGATTGCGGAAATAACCGAGTCTTATACTAATCAGAGGATAGCAGAGCAATTAGAGAAGCCGAGAGCTGATAACAGGCGTTTATTTACATTAGTTGCCCTTGCAATGAAAATGTGGGTTACAATGGGTGATCTGAAAGTTCGAGCATGGCATCAAATAGCACATGGACAAACAGTAGCAGTAACAATGGTATTTGTGGTTATGGGTGAGATGCTTAAGTATCCGGGTGATCCGAACGGGAGTGCAAAAAATATTGTAAACTGCAGATGTGTTGTAATATATCTTTAAAAGGAGTATTTATGAATATAGTGCAGGCTTTAGAGGAATTTATAAGAAATAAAAATTATCCGAACGGGTTTAATTATGAGAATTGTCCTATATTTTATTGTAATTATAGCTTATTTAATAAATTATTAAAACAATTTTGGGTAAATGATTTTGGGGTTATTTTAAATAGGATTTTAGATGATAAAAATAGACCTATATATTTTATAGAAAATTATGAACTAAGATGGGATAATTCTTTAGAAGATAATTATATCGAATTAAGAGGAAATGGTAATGTTTATTATAAATATGTTATTACTGCGAATGAAATAAAACAGATAAATTGTCAAAATATTGAAGCAGATAATAATAATGAAGTAATAATAGTAGATGATTAAAATATAAAATATTATTTGACAAAAACGAATTGAAGTTATATTATGAAAAGTGAATATATAAACTTGACAAAAAAACTTGTAGGAGAATTAAAGTTAAAGGGGATTGACATTAACAGTATAAAAGTTGAAATAAACGGCAATGAAAGCCGCAACGATTATTCTGTTAAAGTTACATATAATTTATAGTTAAAATAACAATAGACGATGAAAAGGCTTGTTATTGGATAGAAATATCTAGTAGCAAGTCTTTTTTTTGTTATAGAGGAGGCAAAATGGATTATGTAATTGTACCATTTGAAATAAAGGCTGTTAAAGAGGATGATGAAAATTATATTATAGAAGGCAATCCTTCTGTATATGGCAATATTGACCTGGGGCTTGATATTGTTGAAAGCGGCTGTTTTTATGAGGATTTAAAGCAAAATAAAGATACTCGTCCTATTCTATGGCAACATTCTATGTATGAACCAATTGGATTAGGGAAATTTAAAGAAAATTCAAATAGTTTATTCACTGTTATAAATCTTCCTAAAAAAGATACTTTTGTTACAGGCAGGGTAATGCCTCAAGTTAGAGTTGGGAGTGTAACTGGATTATCAATTGGATATACCCCACAGGAATTTGAGTATGATACTGTTGGAGATAAACAGGTAAGAAGATTAAGAAGATGTAAACTTCACGAAGCATCATTAGTTACATTTCCTATGAATGAAGAAGCAAGAATTACAATGATAAAATCATTTCAAAATCAAGAATCAATAAAAATAGATTCAAAAGCAGTACCTTCATATAAAGATTATGCAATAGCTAAAGATGTTAAATGGGATAAAGCAAAGGCGGTTAAGCAAATAAGAGAACATACTAATAGTGGAGAAGAACCAAGTAAAGCTTATAAAAATGGATTTATGTATTTTGATGTTGAAAATGAAGATAAGTATACAGCATATAAATTGCCTTATGTATATTGGGCTGATGGAAAATTTAAGGCAGTACCAAAGGCATTAAGTGCTATTGTCGGTGCATTATCAGGGGCAAGGGGAGGAATAGATATTCCTGATGCAGATAAATCAAAAATAAAATCACAAATAAATAAATATTATGCAAAGATGGATAGAGAAAGTCCATTTAAAAATAATATTACATTTATAGATAAAAAAACTTTAGAATGTCTCGAAAAACGAGATTATGAAAAATTATTCGATGATAATATTATTCTTTCGAGTCAAGCGAAAAAGAAAATTGTAGATAATTTAAATTTCGGTAATGAAGAAATTATTGAGGATAACAGTTTTCTTGATAGATTAAAAGGAATTAAATCGAATATTGATAAATTATAGGAGGAAAAAATGAAAGAAGAATTTAAATGGGATTTACAGCGTTTTGCAGAAGACGAAGAAGAAGGAAAAAGTAAAGAACCCATAACCAAAAAAGAAGCGGAAGAAATGGCGAATATCGTTGAAAAAATTCGTGAAAAAGCAGAAAAATATGGAACTGAATCAGCGGAATTTAAATCATATATGGAAAAAGCTGATAAAGACCTTAAAGAACTTGATGAAAAACACGAAGCTTTAGTTGCTCAAATTAAAGAAAAAGAAAAAGAAGAAAAAGAACTCAAAGAAAGAATTGAACATCTTGAAAATCTAGGAGCAATAGCAAATAATCAAAAGAAAGAAAAACAAGATCCACATTTTGTAATGAATGCAATTTTCAAGAAAAATTGGACAGGGTTTGCAGAAAAAAATCCACAGGATGCTGATCTTTATATGAAAGAAATGGGAACTGTTCTCAAGGCACTTGGCGATGATGCGCCATCAGAAATAAAATCATTTCAAAATTCTGTATTACAATATAAAGCCGCAAACGATCTATTAAGAACAGATATTGGAGAACTAGGTGGATACCTTGTTCAGCCGATATGGTCAAATACATTAAGAGAGCAAATTGTAGAATATTCTGCAGTTAGACGATATGCAACTGTTGAAAGTATTTCAGGGAAATCAATTGTTATGCCTATTGAACAAGGCGTACCAATATCAGCATACGAAGGCGAAGCGGAAGAAGGCGGATCAGGAACTCCAAATTATACTTCAACTACCTTAACACCTCATAGACTTACAGTAACCGTACCTATTACTTGGGATATGCTTAATAATTCAAGTTATAATATTTCTCAAAGAATTATGAACACTGCAAGGAAGTCTTTTGCGCAGAAAGAAGGCGAAAAGTTTATTGAAGGGGATGGTATAAAAGAACCTTTAGGTTTTACAGCAGATGCAGACGTGCCGATTTATACTACAGAGACAAGCACATTATCATTCAATGACATAAATTCATGTTCAGGAGAATTAAAACGTGGATATAATCCAATGTGGTTTTTTAACAGACGAACTTTATCATATCTTAGAAATCTTCAAGATGATGTGGGTAGATATCTTTGGAATCCTGCTTTCGGTGATGCTGCGAGTGGCGCACCTGCGACTATTAACGGATATCCTTATTCTGCAGATATGATTGACATGGATGATTACAATACAGCAACTGGAAAACCGATATTATTTGCAGATATGAAAGAGTTTTATACTATCGTAGATAGAACAGACATTATTGTTATTCGAGATGAGCTTACTCAGAAGAAAAAAGCAATTATTGAATTTACGTTAATGACTTGGAATCATGGACAGCCGGTAATAAAAGAGGCTGGAATTATACTACAACTACATGCATAAGGAGGTAAATTATGGATTATGATAAATTTTCAACTGGTAAAAGCGGGGTAGCCCTTGTAAGTACAAATATAGTTACAGAGACTACTACAAGCGGAGCACAAATTGATACTAAAGGATATAACTCTTTAGTGTGTACTATAGTTGTAACTGATGTAACTGCAGGATATATTACAGCCGTTACTTTTCAAGAAGATGATGACGCTGCTTGGGGAACTGTTACGACATTAGATGATAGTGAATTATTGATTTACGATACTCAATTTAATGTTACTGCTGCAGGCGTTATTCGTGTCGGATGTATCTCAAAAAAAAGATATGTAAGACTAAGAATAACTACAGAAACAGCGACTACAGTTGATATTACAGCTCATGCAACTTACGAGCTTAATGATGCGTTAAGTGCACCAGGACAAGTTCAATCAAGTGTTTTAGCAACAGCAGAAATTAACTCTCCGGGAGTAACAAGCGATTCAATCGTGACTCCGCCTAAGAGAACTAGTTAATTATAAAGAGGTAATGAGAGATGACCATTAGTCCGTCATACATAGAAAAAACAAGCATAGATGATACATTAGTAATAAGTGTTTCTGAGATGGGGACATGGCTCAATCTCTCTTCCTCTGCTATAACTGCACATACTGATTTATTAACAGAACTTATTAAGAGTGCGACTGAATTAGTAGAGAATTATACTTGGTTGTCAGTTCGAAAAACAGTTTATGAGGCTTTTTTTGAACTTGATAACTGGGGATTTACTGGAGATTTAGGATTAAGTTTAGAGCGATCTCCAATACTTGATTTAGATAATATTACAAAAATTGAATATTTGAATAGTAGTGATACGTGGATAGAGTTTGACAGGGGTACAAAAACAATTGACGGATTATACGAAAATACAACAGAAATTAAAACACGTAATAAATGGGCTGAATTATATTTTGTAACTGATCCGGATTACGATGACAGGGATGAGGCTTATAAGGTAAGGGTAACTTTTACGGCTGGATGGGATACAGAGGCAACTGATGAGCATTTGATGATTCCTAGATCGTTGAAAGTAGCAATAAAAATGATTGTTGCTTATATGTATACGAATAGGGGTGATTGTGATTCATGTGAAATTAACGGTGTACCTGTACCATGCGGAGCAAAGATGATACTTGATAAATATAGAATAGGATTAACACAATTAGGTGGTTAATATGGATTGTACAAAAACTAGATATGATAGAAAAATACTTTGTGCAGGTGCAATGACTGATTACATGACAATTAAAAAAAGTGAACAGGGAACTACTGATTTTAATGATATACAAGCAGAGCCTACATTAACAATTATAAGGTCTTATTTTGGTTATCTTGAAGTTGTAAGACCGTCTATAAGGTTTGACGGGATTTCTATTGATAGAACGTCAACTCATTACTGGTATATTCCATATGAGCAGGATATATACGAATTAGATGTTAATAGCTTATTTGTGACAAGAGAAGGGACAAAGGAAAGAATCTTTAAGCTTAATGAGATTGAAAATTATGATGAACAAGATCGATGGTTGGCATTACATTTAGAAGCTAAAGGTTTTTCAGAAAATGGAGCGACAGAAGCATGAGTTATAAAGGCGAAAAATATGTTAATGAAATAGCATCAGGAAGACTTCTTATCATACATGATAAGCATATAAAAAATGCTTTTTCAAGTCATGGTAAAAGATGTGTCGATGCTTTAAAAAGAATTATAACAGGTGGGACCAGGTCCGGCAGGATGTATACATATGATGGCAGGCGGATTAGAGCTTCAGCACCTGGAGAACCCCCAGCGAATAGGTCGGGAAGATTAGCTAACAGTAATGCTTTTACATCTAGGAGTAAAGAACTTGCTATATTTAATACGGCTTTTAATAAAAGAGCGCCTTATCCATCATATTTAGAGGAAGGAACAAAAAAAATGGAAGCTCGAGCATGGTTTGAGAAAACTATAATTCGATTAGAACCATTATTATATGGTGATTTTTTAAAATTTAAGGCAAAAATATAATGTTTTCATCAGCAACAATTTTAAGACATTTACAGACGTATTTACCTCAATTGACAAGTAGGTTTTCTACAAATAGAAGCTGTACGGGAGAAATAATTGCCGGTGATCCTCAAACTTTGAGATTAACTCTTGCTAGTCATGGCTTTTCTAATGGGTCAACTGTTTCTGTAATAGGGTCAAAAATTGACAATGGTATAGCAAGTGTAAGCGAATATGAAGGTAGTGACGGAGTTAATATTCTAAGATTTACGACTACTGTACCGCATGACTTGACTTTTGGGTATGAAGACAACTTGACGGACGGTGAAATTGAATTACGAGGATTCACGGATACAGGATTGAACGGATATCATGAATTATATGATGTACCGACAAAATATATATTTGAAATTGCGTATGAAACACTTCCGATATTAAATACAAATGAAGTATTAAGGGAAATATGGGAAGTAGGATTAAATGATGTCTATACGATTGAAAATGTTACGTCAACAACTTTTGATATTATCCTAACAGGAAAACCAACTTTTTACGTTGGTACAGTGCCACAGGTTAGCGTATCTAATGGGTTTAGAATGGATGTTGCTGCAAGTTTTGAAAGAGCTGAGCAAAAATATACTAAGCAATCAAGTAATAATCTGTATCTTTATATCATTATGGGTGATTGTATCTCAAGCAAAGATACAAATATTGATTCAGATGCGTTTCAACTTAATACTTCTAATACAGGAAATAGACAAAAATTAATAAATACATTTAATATAACGGTTTTTTGGAATACAAAAAATGACATAGGTGGAGCATTAGCTGTAAAAGAAGCATGGACTGATATTTTTACAGCAATTTTATATTGCATGACAGGTAAAACTTTTGAAACTTTTGACAAATCAAGCTTTGTTACAAGCTTTAAAAGTCATGGTCAAGCGGGATATAATCTTGCTTATTATGCACATGGATATGAGTTCGAGTTTGTATATGAAATAACAGATGAGGAATCATTCTTGGTTAACTTCTTAGGAACTAGAGCATTTAGAAGGATAGATTTTTCATTGTTAGAAATAGATAGTGATAGTTATATAGACTTAGATGAGGAGGAATAAGTGAAATATAAAGTAATTAAAAAAGCTGGTAAATTTCAAGTTGGCCGAATTGTTGACGATTCTACTCTTAGAGTTAGAAGACTTATACAGGAAGGTGATTGTCTTGAAAAATATAGACCAGAGAAAAAAGTAGAGATAAAAGAGAATAAAATGGAAAAACAAAAATACGAAAACAAGGAGGCTAACTAATGGGTGTAACAAGTTTACCAAAAGGATTAGCACAATTATTAGCGGCAAGAGGAATAGCTGCTCCCGATGATTATGGAATTTGTATAGCTGGCGTTATTGGAACTTCAGGGACAGCTACAACAAAAGCATTATATGAAGATGTTCAAGACATGACTATTGCACAAATAACAGGATTATTTGGAACAAATGGAGAATTAACGGGGAGGATATTAAGAGCAAGAGAAATTTGTAAAGGTTATTTCCCTATATTTGTAATACCAATTACACAGCCCGGAGGAACTCCAGCTGAAGCAGATATTGCAGTCACGGGATCGTCAACAGAAGCAGGAACTATGACATTGAAACTTATAGATGCTGAATGGTATACAGTTACTGTAGATATTCCAGCATCAACAGCGGCAGAACCAGCAGCAATTCTTATAAAAGCTGCAATTGACGCAATGATAGTAGCACAGCCTAGATTTCCTGCAGCTACAAGCATAGCAACAGCTACTATAACATTAACTGCAAATGATGACGGCACAATTCCGAACAAGTGGACAATCGAAGTCACTGATATACCGGCAGGTTTGGCGGTTACAGGAAGCCCTAGAATACAGTTTGCAAGTGGCGCAACCGATCCAACATTAACAGATTATTTTGATAATGCAGTTGCACAAAGATTCCATGCTATTTCATGGCCATGGGTTGATGAAACTGTTGTAGACGCTTTTTTACAGGCAAGAAATACTATAGATAATGACTTCTTACATGGAGTAGCGTTCATAGGGTTTGACGGGACACAGGCTGCAATTACAGCAAAAGTTAACGGTGCAACACCTTTAAACTCCCCAAATTTAATTTTTATTGGGAATAGGCAAGTAACCACAACTTCAGTGACAATTACGCCATCAGATTGGCGAGCAGTTGAATTGATGTCAATTATTGCGTTAAGGCAGACAGACGATGCACCAATTGCTCAATATGTAACAGTTGACAGCGAAAGAGACGTTATAGGAAATGCAGGGTTAGCCTCATTGGCAATATATAATACTCCGCTTGCAAAAACTCATATTGTCGATCCGGCATTACTTTTTACAGGTGATGAGCAGGAAGACGTGAAAGATGATGGGTATTCTATTATAGGCGTTAATGAATCAAAAACTTCTATGATTGCAGGGGAGATTGTAACAACATATAAGGTTAATGCAAGAGGCGAAGATGATCTATCCTTTAAATATTATAACTATGTTTTAACTGGATACTTAGCATTAGAGGTAATGTTTAATGCGCTTAAAACAGAATATAGGCAATATAGACTTACAGACGGGGATTTGGTAGCAGGAAGGGCAATTACAAATGCGGATCAGATCAAGGGAAATCTTTGTGAAAAATACAAGCTTCTTTCAGATCCCGAATATACATTAACAGTAGCTGGAACAGATGCAGAAAAATATTTTTATCAGAATCTTAGTGTAACTACTGATTTATCCGATGGAAGCGCTACTGTATTCGGTGAGTTGCCAATTGTAACACAATATAGATCATTTGCGATGACCTTCCAAATGAAATTTGGAATAGGCAATTAAAAGGAGGATTAAATGAGAAAAGGATTGAGTGTACCTGGAGTTAGTGTAAATAATATTCCAATTGGGATAGTACCAAACTCCTTTAAATTTAGATTAGGTAAGGGTGATACGAATGTAAGAGCTGCTTCTCAAGGCGGTGGGTCTGTTACAAGTATTCACACTGAAGACGCTGAAAAAAAAATTGGGATGATGGGTTGGAAAATGTATATTACAGATGAAGTGATTGCCTGGGTTGCTACATGGAAAGAGCTTGTAGGACTTAACGTAATTACAGCCGTACAGCCTGCGACTGCTCCAAAAGTAGCGCAGCATATGTCAATGACTAATGATCCAGATTTTGAAGCTTCAGCGGACGGAACTGTTGAAATTATATTTGAAGGCGATCCGTTAAGTAATAATTTTTAAGGAGATTAAATGAAAACATCTAGGAAGGACGGAATATTAGTTTTAAAAATCGATAAGCCTTATAAAATGGCTGTTAACGGTACTTTAGAACAGCGTAATATAATTCTTTGCTATGATATCAATAATAATGCTGAATCAGCAGCTTTTGACTTGGAGCAGTATTTTGATGTTGCTATATTTGATATGGCAGAAAAACAAGTTGATAGAAAACAAATGAGTGATGAAGAGTTAGAAAAAGATGATTTTTTCAAAAAAGATTCACCAACAGACAAAGAAATTGCTGAAAAAGCCCTTGGGTTAGAGATGCTTTTAAGATCAAATAAGGCTATTCTTATAAGCAAAATACTTGAAACTTTTAACGAAATTATTAAGGCTGGACTTATAAAAGCAGACGGTGGCACTGTAATGACTCCGACTATATGGCAGAGCATCCATAGGGACGATAAACTAAAGATAGTTTTCTGGTATGCTGCTTTTTTCGTCAATCCCTTGCAGAGACTATTAGCTATCAGTGTAAAAATGGGGAACAAGTCCGAGCAAGGGCAGATAAAAAACAAAGAGACGCGGTCAGAGTTGCCTATAGCGGAGTCATAGGGTATACGGAGTTTCTTAATAAACCTTATAGAGAAAGGGAAATTATAATAACTGAACTTAACAAAATTGATAAGGAAATAGATAATGGCTAATAGAGCTATTGAATATGTATATAAAGTTATAGATCAATATACCTCAACAATGAAAAAAATGTCTAAGTCTACAGATATGTTTAAGAAAGACATGGAAAAAGCAAGGCAAAAAGCTCTTCAAATGGGGGAGTCTATAAGTAGAACTATGAAAAGAGCCGCATTGATAGGCTTTGCATCGTTAGGAACAGGGATAGCATATACGATAAAAAAAGCTTCAGAAATGGAAAATGTCACGGCCTCGTTTACGCCTTTGATGGGGGGTGTAAAAAAAGCGACAGAATTAGTAGATAGATTAAATGTAGAGGCGGCTACTACTCCTTTTCAATTCGAGAATATTTCAAAAGTTGCTAAACAATTACTTCCGGTAATGAATCAAGACATAGATAAGACTGCTAAAACTTTTAGAATGTTAGGAGATACAGCCGGGGGAAATGCTCAAAAACTCGATTCTATTACTCGTGGATATACAAAGGCTATGCTTAAAGGTAAAGTTGATATGGAATCTCTTAATATGATTGCAGAGGCAGGAGTGCCAATTTTTACGGAAATGGCTGAAACAATGGGATATGGCAAAGATAATATGCAGGGGATGTTTAAAGAAATTTCAACGGGAAAAGTAAGTACTGATATTTTAACAAAAACATTTGAAAAAATGACAAGTAAGGGCGGGATATTTTTTCAAGGTATGGTTATATCTTCAAAAACTCTTTCAGGGGTCTGGTCAACATTTAAGGATAATATAGCAATAACTGCGGCCAGTATAGGTCAAACTTTACTGCCTTATATAAAAGAGCTAGTATCAAAAGGAATTGTAATAGCAGGAAAAGTTCTAGCATGGGTGCAAGCAAATAGGGAGCTTATTAAAACAAAGGTTGACAAGTTTATAAAAGGACTAGTTTCAACGTTAACAACTTTGTATAGGGTATTTTCAGTAGTATTTAAGATTATTAAACCTTTTATTCCTTTAATTTTAACTTTAATCGCTAGTATTTGGGCTATCCGTAAAGCTTATATGGCATGGTTAATTATACAATGGATTTTAAATATCGCATTAACAGCAAATCCAATAGGATTAATTATTGTTGGCATTGGTGTTTTAGTTGGGTTGATAATAATGCTTATAATCCATTATAAAAAAATTATTACGTTTACACAAAAATGGTGGGATAAGTTAAAAGGATTGATGCTTATAATGAGTCCTTTCACTGCTACATTGACTATAATAATTGAAATGATTAAATCATTTGCTAAGCATTGGGATAAAATTGTAGAAAAGTTTAAAGCTGGCGATATACTTGGCGCATTAAAAGAGATAGGGCTTGCTATTATAGACGGGTTATTATCCCCGATGGAATCATTATTAAAATTAATTGGAATGATTCCTGGTATGAAAAAATTAACTGGCATAGGATTAGAGGGAATGGATAAACTTAAGGCAAAACTTGGGATTGATGTTGGAGAGAAAAAAGACGTTGATGCTAAAATATTAAAGAATAAAAATCAAGATGTTAATGTCAAGACTGATTTATCAGTTTACACAGAAAAAGGAATAAAAGTAGCTCCATTTAAAAAGAGAAATAATTTAGGGTATCAAATGAGGAATCCATATGGCAATTAGGAAACTGTTAGGTGCAAAATATAAAAATATCTCATTTTTTGTCCGAAAAGAAACTATTGATAGTATCGGACAAAAAAACATCATACATGATTATCCTAATACGTCAAAAAGATATGTAGAGCGACAAGGGAAGGAGCCTTTTTCAGCAACATTAGATATATTTTTTGCGGGTTTAAATTGGCAAGAGAATTATAAAACTTTTAAGGCGGCGTTAGAAAATCCTTCTCCAGGAAGATTAGTGCTTCCAACTTTTGGAGTTTTCAACAATATAGTTGCTGTGTCTGCAAACGCTACTTCAGTTCAAACAAGTATCGGGGAAATTTCAATCCCTGTGACATTCACAGAGACTATTGAAAGACCTTCTCCGACTGAAAGCGATGCAAGTAGCGAAGATGTTAATTCTGCGGGGGATAATGCAAGAAGTGATTTGCAAGATAGCTTCTCAGATACCTATAAGAGTCCGACAAGTGTGAATAATATAACAACTGCAAAAAGTGATTTTGTTAATCTTGCAGGGACTATCAATAATATAACAGGATTAGTTTTTGCGTCAAAGTCATTTATTAGAAATTTACCAAAATATTTGACTAATCCTTCAAGTTTAGGATCATTATTATTGAGTTCTGTTGATCCTTTAGGGTTGATGAAATTGGTAGCAAATCAAAATACGAGTAGTTCTTTTTATAATTTTAGAAAAATTGCCGTATGTGGTGCTAATTTACCAAACGCGATGAATGATATTAGAGATGGAATTATTCCAAAAGAATTTGTTATGCCAGATGCAAGGGAATATAATCCGAATAAAATAAATGTTACTATAAATATTTGGGAAGAAACAACAGTTGAAAGGAAACAAAGAAATAAGAATAGATATGCTTCAATAAATCTAGTTCGTATATGCGGGTTGATTTCAATGCTAGAAAATGCTGCGCAAAGAGCATATAATACAACGCTTGAAATTGATAGTATCATTAAATTGATAGATTTGTATTATAGAGAGCTTATTGAAAATGATATAACAAAAGTTATAATTCCGAATATAAAACAAAGTCTCGATAAGGTTAAAATATTAACAGAGAACGTATTAAGAAATAAAAGACAAAATGCTTTTAATGTGATTCAAATAAAAGTTGAAAGGCCTTATCCGTCAAAATTACTTACATACGATTTATACGGGGAATACATTAAAAATGAAGACCAGTTAAATGCAATTGCAAGCTTGATACGAGGAATAAATAAATCACAGCCTGCGCATGCTTTGCAGGGTACAGTTAATGTTTTGGAGTTACGATGATTGAGATAAGAGTTAACGGGACTACATATAATCTTTTCAAACAAGTTGACTTAACGTCTTCATTAGACGAGATGCTTAAGGAATGTAAGATTGTAGTTACTGAGGCTGTTAATGATTCATATTTCATAAATGAGGGTGATCTTATAGAAATTTGGCTTGACGGGGTTAAAGCGTTTACAGGGTATACAGACGATATTTCGGAAACTGAAAATGATGGCTTTCACGATATATCTTTTGGCGCAAGAAGTAAGGGTATGGATGTAATTGATTCTACTGTGCCAGATAAGGTGAAATTTGTTAAAAAGGTACAAAAATATAAAGATCTTTGGACACTGTGTATTGACGGATTAGGTGTTGATATTAAAGTTATTGACGAAGTTGGTGCAACTTTTACAACCGATGACAAAGGCGCAGAAGTTGGAGAGCACTGTGGAGATTTTTTACAAAAATACGCAAGAAAAATACAAGTATTTCCTACTTCAGATGGAAATGGTGATATTGTAATAAGAAGACCAGGCGGAAAATTAAAAACATTATTATTAAATGTTGATGGCGTTAAAAATAATAATATTATCGATAGCACTTATAGTAATAATATTTCAGAAAGATTTAACAAGTATGTTGTTAGATCGAATGGTAATTTGACCTCTGCATCAACAAATGATAAGGCGCTTAAAGATAAGTTAAATGCTAAGGGGGAATATATAGATGAGGATGTAAGAGAAGGAAGGTTTTTTGAAAAACCAGCAGAGTCTCCAATGACTGCTTCAGAATGTAAAAAAGCGGCAGAAGAGGAAGCTAATATTAGAAAAATACGAGGATTCAATTATGTTTGTGAGGTTTCGGGTTTTTCTGGTAATGGTGAACTTTGGGAAGACGGGTTGTTGGTTGATGTAAAAGATAATAAAAAAGGTATTGTTGGTGAATATGTTATTAAAAATATCCATTATTCTTATTCACAATTAGGAGAAAAAACTGTAATGAATCTTACTTATCCGGATGCTTATGGTGCAATGGCAAGCACAAAAACGTATACGGTAAAAAAAGGTGATTATTTTAACAAAATAGCAAAGAATAACGAAATAACATTAGGAGAATTATTACAAGCTAATCCGGATATTAAAAAAACAGATTATATATATCCAGATCAACAAATAAATATTCCTGTAAGGAGTATAAAATGATTAGAATAGGATTAAAAACAAAACAAGTAACGGCTAAAGTGATTGAGTTTGAATATCTTGGAACGAAAAGAGAAGCTCTTCTTATAATGCCTTATGGTGTTATGGCTAATGCTCCTCTTGATAGCTTGGTAGTTTCCCATTGTCAAGATGGGAATGCTGATAGCCGATTAGCATATTCTATAGATTCTGAAAATGTAGACGAGTTAGAGGAATATGAAGTATCTTTTGGAATACCTTCAAAAAAAGCAAGGATTAAATTTGACAAGGATGATAATATTTTTGTCACAGGGGCAGACGAAGAAAGTTATTTGAAGCTGGATACAAATGGCAAGTTAACAGGTGTTATAAATGATGTTTTTGACCTTAAAGATGGGTATGATAATAGAATAAGATCAACAGATCAAGGAAGAATTCGTATTAATGAAAACTGGGAGATATTACAATGATACAGGCAAAAGCCGGAGTATTAGCGAGTTCAATTTCTACATGGACTACATCTACAAGTTATGAAGCAGGGAATATAGTAATAAGAGTTAATACTTTATATCTTTGCGGAAGCAACCATACAAGCGGAACTTTCTATGTTGATTGGTTAACTAATCAATATTGGATGCCTATTAGTGATGCGCCAGGGCATATAAAATTATCTGGAAGGGCAACTACTATTTCAGGATATCTTCTTTGTGATGGGCAAACTGTAGGAGATTCTACAAGTGGGGCAGATTATTCTGGCTATACATATAGAGAATTATATGAATACATACAAGATGGCTTTGGGGGAACTTATAATTGGAGTAATCATGATACGGTAAATTTGCCAGATTTTCGAGGGGTTTTTCCGAAGGGTGCAGGAACAACAGATAGAACATTAGGAAAAGATGCTAATGGAAATTTTTATGCGGCGACATTTGGAAGTTATGTACAAGACAAATTTCAAGGGCATAGAATGCCTCCTTTTGGAACTGATACAGATTTTTTATGTGCTCCCTCTGCAGGAGGAACTGCTCAGCTTACTGGTGGCCCTGGATGGTTAAGAAGATCAACTACAGGCGATCCGGTTACAGATGGAACAAATGGGACACCAAGAACAGGATTAACAACAGAACCTCAACATTTAGGGGTAACTTTTTTGATAAAATATTAGAGGAAATATGATAACACAAGTAAAAACAGGATATAATTATATTAACGTTTCAATCGCATGTGTAGATGCAACTGGGGCAGTTATTGATCCTACTTTTGCGGAGGCATGGTTTTATAGACTTAATCAATCTACAGGGTCTTTGGCTCTTGATACAAATATAGACACAGACGGCAAAGTAACATTAACGAAGCAAGATAGTCAAACTGGATTTTACGGTGTTGGTATTCCTATTTCTACTTTAACTGCAGGGGAATATACTGTTTTGTATAAGCTTACTATAAGTGGAATCTCTACGGTTAATGTTGAAAATTTTAGTATCGATGAGTCTAAAAAAATTATAGACGATCTCAATACAAGTATTGGTAGCGGATTAAGTACAAAAGTTGACACAATTGAAGCAGTAACGG